TATACAAGTAGAGATTGTTCAACGGAAGAAGGATGGAGTAGATGTTGGTAATAGTACCAGCAATGACAATAGGTCTATTAAAAAATTCTATCCTACTTCTGTTGAAAGTCTACTTAAATATAAAGATAGGATTATAGACATATGCAAGAGAAATAATGCTCGTGCTTATATCTATCCTGCTTATATATCAAAGAAGCAAGTCTACCATAAACTTTTGTTAGATTTGACTGCTAAGATAACGTCAGATAATTTTGATAAACCTGTTGAGAATTTAGCACCAGCTTTATGCTCTAAATGCTTAACCAGTAAATATCTTATATTTGATGTTGATAGTAAGGACCCAGATAAACTGAAAACCATTAAAGATGCTGTATCTTCTCTTTCTAAGTTGATAACAGTGTTAAATACAGTCAATGGTTTTCATATCCTTTGTAAACCTTTTAACTACACTAAAATAGATTGGGATTCAGATGTAGAATTAAAAACAAAAAACCCAACATTATTATATTATGAGAACGAATAGGGAAATAGCAGAAGCCTTTGTGTTAGGTAATACTTTGGCTAATGCTAATATGACAAGTACAGGAGATAGGTTATTCTCTTATCATACTTGTATAGCAGAGAGTTTTCTTAATAGGTATAACGAAATTTGCTTTGTAGTAAATGATACGAGATACTCTAATACAACCACTAGGCACAGGAATTATGTATATGATGAAATACATAAACTCCTACTTAAGGGTTTTATAGTAATAGTAAAGAGAGCAGATGATGTACCTAGAGGAACTCAAACACTAAAACAATATTACAATGACATATAGATTTGAAAAACCATGCTGCGAGTATATAAAGCAAAATGATATAGTAGAACACGTAGCTATTTGCGCAAGAACTTGCTATGATTCTACAGGAACAGAAAATCAAAAGCTCTTTGATACACTAGAAAAGAGGGGTCACGCTTCAATGCTTAGACACGCTTCTCGTTACTATAAGATGCCTAAGATTGAAAGGTGGTTTGAATTTCTCAAACTCTTTAAGTATTGCCCTTATGTAGAGATAAACGAAACAGATGATTGTTTCTATATGTCTACTAATATGCAATTCTATCAGGAAGTTTTGAGTGAAATTCTACCTGAAACTGAGTTAAAAAAGATTGAAATTACTGAGGATAAAGTACCTTATGAGTACAGAAGATTCACATTCAGAATATTCACCTCTATTGCTATTGCTAAGGAATTAAATAGAGTATCACCTAATAATATTGCAGAGCGTTCTACTAGATATGTAGACTATTGTAGAGCTAAGTATAATGCAATGCCTATTATGAAACCTCATTGGTTTAAAGGTGATAACTCACCAAAGGAATCTGCATACTTAGGAGCTTTAGAAAATGCTGCAGTTTATTATGGTGTCCTTAGAGATAGAGGTCTTCTACCTGAAGATGCTAGAGGTATTATTCCTCTTGATGCTATGAGTGAAGTAGTATATACTTACACCTACAGAGAATGGGAATTCATATTCGCTAAGAGAGTTAGAAATGCTACAGGAAAAGCTCATCCAAATGCTATTCAAATTTGTAGTATAGTAGAGAATATATTAGATAGTTTAAAGGAATTAAATGGAAGAGAATAAAGATGTAATAAATCCCAATCATTATAAGCAAACATCAATTGAATGTATTGATATAATGATGGAACTTTATGGTAAAAATTCTGTTAAGGAATTTTGCCGATTAAATGCTTTTAAGTATCTTTACAGACACCAACAAAAGGGTTCAGAAATTGCTGACCTAAAGAAAGCTAGTTGGTATCTTGATAGATTAATAAAGCTTTTAGAAGAAAATGATTGATTTGAATTACGAAACAAAGGACGAATTCTATGAGCTACTTGACCTATTAGTAGGTAGTGGTTTTATAGAAAACTCTGGAGTTAAATATAGAGCTAGTCATAATAGCGGAATAACAAGGTTAATTTATGTTACTCTTTCTATTCCAATGACTAGTGAAGATATTGCCAGGGAAGTCTTAGAAAGAAATAGAGGGGCTATGTTTGTTAGTGATTATCACTATATAGTACACGTTCCTCTGTATTCCCTCTTTAAAGAGGACTTGATTGATGTATGTCTACCATTCCAGATATTCGAAGATAAGAATGTAGATATATTATCAAACAAAACGAAAGTGAAAAATACAACTCTGGATTTAACAAGTTTGAAGGAGTTAGTAAATACAGGTCGTGAGATTTATGTGTACGGTAATAACATTTACTATATCTAAATCTCTTCTTTGTATTGTTGTTTAGTTGTGTGGGGAAGGTTGCTGAAAATGTAGCTTTCCCCACTTTTTTTATAAGTTTCGCATCAGTAAAAAAGTTATTACTATCTTTGTAATAAATCATTTAAAATAAGAACGTTATGACTTGCGTAAAAATATCAAAAGACGAATTGGCTGTGTATAAAGACCTAGGATATAAGGATGGTTTTATTCAAGGTGCATTATCTCTGTATCTAGAAAAACACCCTGAAGCTGATGGTGAATTACCTACAGCGGTCAAGTTAAATGAATTCATAGATAATAGTAAATATGGGTTAAACAGTTTATCTTTCTATAGCAATAGAGAAGGTGAGGTTGAAGATGTTAATGATTTTAGAAGTCCTTTCAATCCCTTTAAGGATGCTAAGATAACCATTAAAATCGGAGATGAATACCTAGAAGCTAACAACATTGAACACGCTTTCCTGTTAGATTTCGTTTACAATCTTATAGGTAATAGAGTTAAAGGTGCTAAAGCATTCTTTGATTCTATTAAGGATAAGCCTATTGAAGAAGTTAATGCTTTAGCTTTAGAAGAGAAATTCAAAGAAGAAATAGGTGGTAAGTCTTTACTAAAATGGTTTGAAGCAAAGCCTGAATTAGTAGAGCAGTCTATGCTTAAAGCTGCTTCTACAGCTTTTGTTGTAAATAAGAGAGCTAAAGATATTTTCTTGAATAAAGCTAACTCTGAGTTAAAGATGGAGATTACTTTCAATGGAAGTGATTATATGCCAGAAACGCTCAGAAAAGCTTATAGTAATGTTATTTCTGATGCTATCAGAAATACAGCATTAAAGGAATTCAAGGAAAGGTCAGCAGAAGAAATTAGAGCTTTAGAAGCTGGTATTGAATTAGAAGAGCGTTCTGCAATAGAACAAACTTTTACTCCCCTTCAGAGAGAATCAAGAGAAAATTACATTGCTTCTAGAGTTATTACATTAGGTAAGATTGATGCAGAAAATGAAGGTAAAACCTTTATACAAGTAGTACAAAGTAAAGGTATGGACCATTACCTAGAAGAAGTAAAAGAAGATATTCGATTACATTCTATAGGTGAAGGTTTTTATTCACCAGAAGCATATGCTATATCTAAGTTGTATAATTTAGGTTATAATAATGCTCCAAGAAAGTCTGGTGGTACTATGGGCATTATAGAGGAATTACAGCTATTCTCTGAAGCTTTAGCAGAACAGAATATGTCTCTACAAGCAGAACATTATGGTTTAATCCTAGATGATTTAGTTGTAGATGAAGCTTTAAAAGCAGACTTACTTAACACTGGTAAATACCGCAAAGAAGAATTCGGTAAAATTCTAAAACACTTCAACGAACTTAAGCTGGGGATTAAAATGCCCCTGCTTAAAAGAGAGAATATTCGTCTTTCTTCTAAGTTTGAATCAGCTGAAGATGTCACGGATGATATTGAAGAAAGAAGCTTTGATTTCTCAGCTAATGAAGGTTACGCTATTGACTCAGTAATGAAGAGAATCAGAAAGATGCTTAATCAATTACCTGTTATGAATGGTGATGAATTGGTATTAGATGATTTAGGTGAAACACAATACTTAACTGATACCTATACTTACTCCATCATTCAAAATGCTTTACAAGGAACTCGTTCCTATGAAGCAATGCGTGTTAGATTAGAGAAGCTTTCTATGAAGTACCCTTGGGTAAAGGCTCTTACTAACAAGCTAGATAAGCCTGATAACTATAAACCTACAGGTGTTATTGATGAGTATGATAGTCTTCATAACGAATTCTTTGCTTCTTTCTTTAGAAGTAGAACTTACTATGAAATCAAGAAGGATGTATTAGTGAAAGAAGATAATCCATTTCTTCCTGATACAGTAGAACTGAAAACATTCGGTATTAATGATGATAGACTTTCTTATATCAATTACTCTGAATGGAGTTCTACTTATATGCAGGGTATTGTTTTAGATAAGGAACACTCTATTTATGATACTTCAGGTAATATTCATAGAGATAAATATAAAGCTTACAGGGAATTCATACAACAGCTTTACGATAGAATTAAGTATAATGGTACGAATTATGCTGAGTGGGAAAATGAATTCCTTAGCAATAAGCAAACTCAAGAGGATATTCGTACAATGCTTAAAGCTATTGGTATTGCACCAGAAGGCGGACCTATCTTTGATTATGAAACTAACCCAGCTTTAGAAGAAAATAGAAGAAAGAGATATTCGAGACCTATAGCTAAACTCCTTACTGATATTTTTGATAAGGTCTTTGCTTTTAGGAATGAGGTAGATGAATATCTTAAATTACAGAAAGACGATTCAAATGTTGTAGAAGTAAACCTATTTAATCAGTTTAAACTAAATTATTATAAGATTGGTAAGTTAATTCAGTCTAATGATAGTGATACTTTCTTGAGAGGTACTTTCAGAAACAATGGTAAGATGTATAATTCTTATACTACCCCTACTTATATGCAAATCTTATTGGATAAGCTTAGTGGTGTGGAAGTAGAGGATTATGATGCTATGATTCAAGAGGAATTCTTAAAAGATGGATTCTTTAAATATAATTATGTAATTCAACAATTAGCACGTAAACCTGAAGAAGGTGGGTTGGAATCTAGAGAACTTATAGATTATAAGGAAATTCTAGTCTTCAGAGATAAGGAATTCAAGGAGTGGACTGAAAAAGATAAGTACATAATGCAGCTTGATGAATTCCAGAAGGATAAGACATCAGCTTGGTATCGTATTCCTCTTGCTGGTGAAATCAAGCGTGCAGGTTATTATAGATTTGAAAAGATTTTAGATGACAAGAAACTAATAAATCTTTACGTTGATTTAGCCAAACAAGAGCTAGAAAGAATAAAGGAAACAAAGAGATGGAAAGAAGAATCTAAGAAGACTTATATAGCACCTGTTACAGGTATCCTGAAGAGTGGTGAGAAATTCTTATACTTGCCTGCTCTTAATACCCTAAAGATTGAGGATAGAACATTACTTGAGTCTTTAGAAGATGGTGTTATTGGTACGGAACCTTTTAATGAAAAAGAAATACTAAGTAAGTTTGTTATTAAGGTTCTTGCTGATATTGTAGCTGAAGAAACAGCTAAGATTCAAAGTTATGGAATAAATGAATCTAAATCTGATTTAGCAAAATTCATCTTAAATGACTTGTATTTTAGAACTCAATTCTCTCAGTTTACTGCAGGGGATTTAGCTAATTTCAAGGATATTATTGACTTCCAAAAGAGATATAAGCAGACGATGTCAAGTACTACTAGATTAAATAGTGGTAATGATGTTCAGAAGACCTTATATATAAGTGACGAAGTTTTAGCTTCTACTATTTTACCAGAGATTTCTGCTATAGTAAAAGAGAGAGTTAAGCGTAAGGAACTTACTAAGGAAGAAGGTGATATTATCATCAATTCATTTAAGAATATTAATGCTACCGATGGTCAGGCTTATAGAACTATAGATGGCTATAAATACATTATGGAAAAGACTGGGCAGTGGACTGATGCAATGGAGGAGTTTAAGGGTAAGCTTGATAAAGCTTTTGAACCTGACTCCGATGTTCATATATCCTATAAAGAAGCTCAGAACTTCTTCTTTAATGCTATTAAACCTCTTGTCTATGGTTCTTCTATGGTAGACACAGGGATGATTAATACTGAAACAGGTGAGAAGATTTACAAGAGAATCAATCATCTGCATAAGAATTCAGAAGTTCTTATGTTAGCTATTAACTCCTTTGCTACTACTTCTCCAACACTTAGAGCTTTAACTACATTTGCTAGAGATAAAGGTATTCACGTATTTGAATTTGCTTCTGCAGTTAAGGTTGGGTCTCAAGGTGTTGTCAATCTATTAGAGAAGGATGTAGCAGGTCAGACTATCACTATCAACGAATTAGATAATGAAGGTAATGAAAAACCTAAAGACTTTACTTTTGCTAAAGATGCTGAACCTTCTGATGCTAGAAAGATTATTGCCGATTTATTAGAAGAAGGAAAGATTACCAAGGAAGAATTTCAAAGACTCCATAAGGTAATCACCAATACAACTGAAGAAGAGATTAAAGCTAAGCTAGAATCTGCTACAATGATTCCTGGTTCTGAAGAATTAAACCCTTCTGTAGTACACGAAATTCCTTATTCTAGTTATGGTTTTCAGGTTAATACTCCAGAACACTATTATGATGCAGAAACATTAATTGGTACTCAGTTTAGAAAGCTTATCACTTCCAACATTGACCCAAGTAATGAATATAAAGTTAAAACACTCAATACTGATGGTATGGAAACTATATTGACTATGAGTGGAGAAACTTTTATGAGAATTATTAATGGTAAGATTATTGAGAATGTTTATGATAAATATGAAGAAGTAAAGGAAATATTTGAAGACCCTCTTAAGTTAGAAGCTATTATTCAAAGTGAAATTAGTTCTAACCCAAGATATGGTACAGAGGTTGCTAAATTCTTTAAACTCATTAATGATGGTACGATAGATAACCCTCAGTTAAAGTTTGAGATGGCTTTAGAAGACCCTCAGAATTCTAAGATTATTGAAGCTATTTTCTCAGGTATTGCGAAGAATAGAATTAATAAAATGAAGACTCAGGGTGGTTCGCTTATTCAGATGTCTAACTTTACTCTATCAGATAAGCTTCAGGTACAAATGAAACCTGATGGTAAGAGTATTGATTATATTCCAGCTTATGTCCCTATTTACTCTAAGAAGCTTCTTGAGTTTTATAGTGATAAGAATGGTAATGTAGACATTAAGAAGATGGAGAAGGAAGCTCCTGAATTACTAGAGATGATTGGTTATAGAATTCCTACAGAAAGTAAACACTCGATGCTTCCTATTCGTATTGTGGGTTTCTTATCTAACTTTAATGGTACTTCAATAGTACTTCCTGCAGATATTACCACTATCACAGGTTCTGACTTTGACATTGATAAGCTCTATATTATGAGACCTTATCTTGACGTAGAAAAGACAGAGACAGATAAGGTAGATAAGAATGGTAAGCGTGTTGTCCGTAGAAAGTTAAGGAAGAAGGCTTATACTGATGGTAGTAGATTTATAGAAGGAAGTACTCCTAAAGAAAACTACGCTATGAGAAATAACTTCCTCTTTGATTCTTATATGGCTATCTTGAAGAGTGAACATTCTACAGCTGAAATATTTGACCCTTCAGGTTTTGATTCTCTTAATGCGGAAGCTAAGGAATCATTCTTAAGTTCTTTCCCTTATGCTGAATTGTATAGTATGGTTGAGAAATCAGGCGTACTTGCAGAGATAGCTAAGGAAGTAGAATTTACTAATGATGATATAGTAAACAAGTCTCTCATTCTAAGTAATCTTAACCCTGATAGAGTTGAAAGAATTATCAAGGCTTATGAATCATCAAACACTCCATTCCTAAGCTCTACGATGCACTATTTTGAAACTCAGAATGCTGTAGGTCTAGACCTTGTAGGTATTTCAGCTAACGCTAATACCTTTATGGCTGTAGCCCAACAGATAAAGCACGAGCTTAAATTAAAGGAACCTATTATATATGATGGTCACGTTTACAAAGGTTATGGTGAAATCTATAGCCCTACGGGAAAACTTATTCAGAGAACGGTAGGACAGTTTGTTATTGCAGCTGTGGATAACGTTAAGTCTCCTGCACTTGCCTATATGAAGGCAGATGTTGGTAACTTAGGTTCTATTATTGCTGGTGTAGCATTAGGTATTCCTACTAAGGATTTAGCTATTATGTCTAACCTTGGTATGTTTAGCACCAAGAGAACTCTTAATAAGGGTAAATCTCTTAATCATTATATGAAGGTGTTAAATGAGATTGTTGGTGTAGGTGATGTAAACCCAATAAATACGCCTATTACTCAAGAAAGATTGAATAAACTGAAAGCTATGCTACCAGATGTTAAGGCTGTTATAGATAAGGCAATGGATGGCAGAAGAAATTATGCTGAAGCTGCTCAAATCTTAATACAGACTTTTAATAAAACAAATAAGGATACATTCGTAGAACTCAGGGATAGTATTAACGCTATGATTAAACTTGAAACACAACTCCTAGATTTAGGTGATGCTTTCAAACGTATCATTGGTGTTACTAAGCTTGATACTTTTAGAGGTGCTGTAGGACCTACAGCTGCAGATACTTTAATTAAGTATTTACAGGTTACGGATGACGTAGCATATCTTACAAGTGAGTTTAGCCCTATCGCTGTTAGTCCTGCTTTCTTAAATACAGATACTAGAGAGTATAATAGAACTGAAATAAGGAATTCTCTAATTAATGAAGGTTCCCATTTCTACAAGGCTTTCTTCCACTTTGGTATGGAAGCTTCGTTTGATTATATGAGTCAGCATTTTAATGTTCTAAATCCTAACTTCTTACCTATCATTGATAGACTGAGAAGTTTAGGTATGACAATTAATGTTAAAAATATTAATTTAGCCTATGAACATTTTATGCTTTATCATCTACAGGGTACTAGCATTATGAATGATACTCTTAATGATATGATGCTTAATGATATTCCTCTTAAATTTGTTCAACTGCAAGAGAAGTACAAAGAGCTAAGTTCATTCTTGATTTTCAAGACTATGAGAAGATTTCAAAATGGACAGATTGCTACTTTAGACTTTGTTAATGTTAATGAGTTAGAAGCTCAACGCAGAGACCAGTTTACAAGAGAATGGGAGTATCTATTAGACATTGGTGAAAAGGACCCTAGTAAGAAAGATATTTCTGACTTTGCTAGAGATTTATATCGTTATGGTATTTATAGAGGCAATATAGGTTATAAGGCTAAAGGTATTAATCACCTAGCTCCTGCTAGATTAAAGAGAGCTTTCACTGACTATTATAAGGTAGTAGGGAATATGCGTGAGATTGTAGATTCTATTGGTAAAAATGGAGATGAAAGATTTGTTAGACAATTTATAGCAAATACTGGTATTCTTTATGAAAATCCTAGAAACGACAGATTCACAAAAACCTCTCTCTTAAAAGCTTTAGAAAATACCAAGTGGTATATAAAAGAACTTGATAAAGACAAGACAAAAGAACTCGGGGATGAATTTACTCTGGTCATTGAGGGTACAACACCTAATGGTGCTTTACTAATTGATAGTGAAACATACATTATGACTAGTTCTCAAGGTAATAGTTTTGTCTATACCAAGCTTCCAAGATACCATTTCAATAGCCCATTTGTTAGATATAGTAGAATCGAAGATTATCCAGAGGAATTACTTAAAAAAGGTGAATTCAGGAATAATGTCCTTGAAAATATTGCAGCTATTGCTGAAGCTACTGAAAGTAAAACTGGGGGTACTGAATATGAGTCTAATGACTATGGATTAAATGCAGTACAAGCTAGTGCAGCTATAGGTATTGATTTAACTAATAATGGATTAACATCTGGTAAAAATACAGAAGGTGAAATAGCAAAAGATGCAATTGAAGAAGGTAAAAAGAAACCTAGAAAATCAGGAGATGATCTAGAATCTTGTTAAAATTGGGTAATAAATAAGTGAATTAATAATAAGGAATATAATGGCAAAATGTTATTGGATTCCTTCAGTAAGAAATAAAAATAATGACCTAGTGGAAAGTAAGCTCTATAAAGGGCTTACTTCCCTTACTAGGGATAGAAAACTTACTGAGGATATATATTGGGCAACTAAGACAGATGTATTTAAGGAATACTATTCTGGTTTAGCTAAAGACGAAAATGGTGAATATCTAATAAAGGATTTAATCACTAAAACAGGATTTGATACTTATGTAGGTATAGCTAATATAGAAAGACAAGCAGGTGCTGGTGAATCTATATCTTCTTACTACGATGGTTTAGTTAAGGCAGAAGAAAAGAATAAGACTAATCCTTTTTCTGAAGGTTACGCTGTAGTACCTATGGGTACCAGATTAGGAGTACAGAAGGGTATTAATTCTGAAACCATATTAAAAGAAAGAAGATACCACGAATTCTTAGAAAAGAAACTCAAAGAATGGGGAGTATCTGTTGGTGTATTAACAGAAGCTGAGGAAAGAGCAGGGCTTAATGGTCTTACTGATTTTTCAAGAGCAAGAAGGACTTTAGATGGTTTAGTAGAGATAATTAGACTAGCTAAAGGAGAGAAAGGTGAAGGTGCTTTATCTGAAGAGTTTGCCCATTTAGCTTTAGAAATGTTAGATGTTCCTCTTAAATCTAGACTCTATGCTTCTATAACTGAGGAAAAAGCAAGAGAGATTTTAGGTGAACAATATGATGCATATTTAGAGAAATATGGTGACTTCGAAACAATACAGAAAGAAGTTGCTGGTAAGATGTTATCTAAAGCTTTAGAGAATAACTTTGAAAATACAACTCAGATTCAAAAAGGTTTACTTCAGAGATTAGTAGATTACTTTAAAAAGTTCTTCTCTAAGTTTGACCACTTTAGTTTAATGAGAGGTAGAACTGAAATAGAATCTAACTTCAATAAATTAGCTAAAGAAATACTCAATGGTGGTTTAACAACTGAAATGAGTTTAACTAATATCTCTGCAACAAAAGCTTTAGCTCAATTAGATAATACCATATCATTAGAAGGTACTCTAAGAGAAGCTGTAGAAAAAGCAATAGAAACTGAACAGAAGCGTTTACTTATTTACAAGTCAGATGCAACCTTCGCAGGTAAGCAGAGAAATAAGATAGCAAGGCTTAAAGAAGCTGCTGCATCAGATGTTGCTTTGTTAGAAGGTTTTATGGAGTATGTTGGTTATGCGCATAAAGACCTTTATAGTCTTGTAGAAAGAATGAAGAATCTTAGTGGTGCTTCATTAGAAGAAGAAGCTAAGTTACTTAGAACTATTAGAGACTATGCGGCATCTTATGATGATACACTATCTTATGCTAGAAAAATTCTATTTAGGTTCAATTTAGAATCAGAAATATCTGAACCACTAGATGCTTTAGTTAAAAGTATGGAAAGCTTTAGTAACTATATTAAAGATTTATGGAAGGAACAATCTAAGGATATTCTAAAGAGATTAGTCCAACCTATTATGGGTAATGAATTGGTAGTACCATTTGGTAAACACGCAGGTACTGTATATTCTCTTGATAAATTATTGGGTGAAATTGCAGAGGATATTGGGTTACTAGAAAGATGGGTACTACCTATGAATGTATCTACTGATGTTATTTTACAATCAATAGATTATGCTGTAAAGGATAGGCTGTACCAATCTAGAAAGATGGCTATAGATTTCGAAAGAAGAATTCTAGATGCTCAAAATAAACTAGGTAAAGATGAATCTACTGAGTTTATGTTTGAGAAGGATGAAGATGGTAATCTAACAGGTAAGTACTTAAGAAAGTATAACTATACTGCATATGAAAATGCTCGTATAGCATTTGCTAAGAGCCTTGCTGAGCGGTTTAACATACCTGAAGGTAAAGAGGCTAGGGATGTATTAAAAAGACCTGAAATGCGAGCTTATGCAAAAGCTTGGAGAGAATGGAATAGTCACAATCAAGTTGTTACTGAGAATGGTAAAGTACCAGCTGATAAATACCTCAACCCTGCTTATTCAAGTTTAACAGCTAAACAATTAGAATACTATAATACCTTTATAGAGTTAAAGTCTGAAATGGAACAGCTCTTACCTGAAGGTATGACTGATACTTATAATATAGTAAAGGTTAGAGCAAAAGCTGGTGAATCATTACAGAAGGGTAATATCAAAGGTTATGTAAAAGAAAAATTATCTGACTTTGCGTTAGTTACAGGTGAAGACTCAGAAAGATTAGGTGTAGAAAATGCACTTACTGACTTCTCTGGTAATATTTATAGATACTTACCTATGCACTACATTAAGACTGCTAAGGGTGAGAATATGAATAGTATGAGTACTAATGCTACCTCTTCTCTTATTCTTTATGGTAATGCTGTTGCTCGATATAATCAGTTAGACCAAATAGCTAATACTCTTGAAGTATCTTATATGGCACTACAAGATAGAAAGGTAGGTAAGACCAAGAACGGATTATCCCTTAAGAGTATGTTTAGAAATGAAAAGGGTGAGGAAGAAGGTGCTACTGTTTATAAAGAAGATGGTTCCAAGGAGTTAGTAAAGAGACTTAGAGACTATCTTGATAAGGCGTTATACCAAGAAGGTGTACAAGATTATAAGAAAGAGTTTGGTGGTAAGGTTTATTCATTAAAGAAAGCAAATGATGCTCTTATGAGTTATACTGCATTAAAGGGTATGGGTCTTAACTTTGCTTCACAGTTTGCTAATATATTAAATGGTGTATCACAAAACTTAATTGAATCTGTATGGGCTAAGGAAAAGATGACTATGGTAGATATTAGTAAGGCTAACCAAATCTACTTTAAGAATCTTGGTGATATTCTTAAATATAAGGAGACTGGTCAAACATCAAATAAACTGGCTATGCTGTTACGTTTAGTTGATGCTAACCAAGACTGGACTGAATCTGTTAGTGAGAAATATTCAGGTACAACTCAGATGATTCTAAAACATCTTAATAGTTCTCTACTTACTATAGGTCAAGGTTTAGGTGACCATTATTTAAAGCACCTAACAGCCATAGCCTTCTTAAATAACAAGAAGCTAAAACTTGATGGTAAAGAGATTGATATTTTAGATGCTATTGAGGAGTATTACATTGATGAGAATGATAAAGGTAAAGGAATGGATATTCGCTTTAAAGAAGGTGTTACTGATATGTTAGATTCCGAAGTAAATTTCGATAGTTATTTCAGTAATATGTCTCAGCAAATTTTAAAGCTTAACCAGAGAATGTATGGTGTATATAACACTATTGATAAGCCTGCTCTTTCTAAGTATATTGTAGGTAGCTGGTTATTAACATTCAGAAACTGGTTACCTAGAATGGTTCACGCTAGAATAGCTAAAACTCATTACAATGTAGCAGAAGAAGAATGGGACCAAGGTTACTACAATAGTTACATTTATGCAGTTAAGGAACTATATAAAGTGAAGAAAGATATAGAATTCCTTGATGCTGTTAAGGTGCTATTAGGTAGTCAAAAGAAAGCTGAAGAATTAGGCTTTGATATGAAGGTTATAAACAATATCAGAAGAACATTAACTGATATGGGGTTTGTAGCATTCTTTACAATACTAAGTATGTTGCTTTCACACCTATATGGTTTGGATGAAGAAGATAAGAAAAAGAGAAAGCAGAATATTGCTAAGATGTCTCAGTTCGATAAGTACCTATTATACTTCGTTACTCGTAATGAAATTGAGTTAGGTTCTACTTCACCTTTTGCTATAAAGGTCGCATCTGAACAGACTAAACAAATTGTTACAAATTCATTTACTCCTGCTTCTACAGGTATGGACATTATTAATAATATGTTCCAGCTATTATATGTACACGATATTGATGGTTTCCATTTCGGTACAGATAGTAAGGTGTGGGGTAAGGATAAGAGATTCAAGGAAGGTCAAACACCTTTCTGGAAATATAGTAAAGCTTCTACTGCAGCAACAAGGCTTATGTTCCCTTGGGTTGATAATACATCAAGAATGGATGACCCATTAGACCAAGCTAAAGCCCTGTTAATCTATAGAAGATAAAAATAAAGGGTTGAGAATTAACCCAACCCCTTAAGCATAAATAGGCGTATCACTTAATTGTGGTACGCCTATTTTTTTTATCGTTTAAAAATGTTCTTACACAGCTTTTGTCTTTCAACTATATCTAATGCTTCAGTTCTTGAAGTATCATCCTTAATTTGATTGACTCTTTCTACGTAAGCTTTCTCCATTGCAGTTAGCTGAGCTATAATCTGACCAGCTATTTTATTAACAGTCTTCTTATAGTTTTGGTTCTTTAGGAATCGCTGGACTTTAATATCCGTTAGATTACCAATGATATTAACATCAAGGTCAGGAATATCAAGAGTTTCTATATGTTCTGGGAAAGCAGCCTTCAGGTTTCGTTTTAAAGCTCTCAGAGCCTCTATAAGCGACTCTTGAATAGCTACTGAACCTGCAGTACCAATGTTACTTTCTTTTGCCGTTGTAGCGAGAATATCACGCATTATAGCATTGGCTTTTCTATGGTAGGCTTTTAGGAAACCAATCTTACCATAATTGTCTAATGCATTCTTGATATACCACATAGGAACACGAACTTCAAAAGGAAGCATATTCAACCTATCGTCTAATTCCTTAGAGTATCTAGTTATAATGTTATTCTTTAATTGATATTTCTGTTTATCCTCATCATATATAACTTCCTTTTCTTTTTCTTCCATTAAAGAATCTAACTTTTCTTCCTCAGATTCTTCTGTTAATTCTGGGTCTACTTCTGGTAAATCTCTATCCTCCGTATCAGGTAATTCTTCTTCAATAACTTCACCTCCAGTTAAATCATCCGTGGTTAATACCTCATCATCAGAATGAAGGGTAAGGTCTACATCACCTGATTCTTCTCTTTCTAAAGCATCCTCGGCATTATCTTCAATCTTAGTTTTATTGAATTCACCTTTATTGATTGCATCAAATAATCCCTTGATAGGAAGGTAACCATCACTTGTTCTATAAGACTTAGTTCTGCTTCTGAAGGCATTAACTAACTTTAAGAAGGTACGAACTAACCAATTCTTCTTTCTTAAGTCAGCTTCATTTTGTTCAGAATATGGAGTTCTATATTCTACTGGTTTATTACTTTCAATAGCATTAACCAACTCACTGAACTTCATTAAACTTTCAATCTTCTTTAGAGCAAGTATTACACGCTTTTTATCTTCAGGTTTACCATAAGTATCTGCACCAATATATTGAGCAAATAACTCAGCCATTATCTCTTCGGAGTCCATCTTAAATACTTCATCAATAACATCACTTAGAATATTATCTTTTTGATTTAAGAATTCACTAGATGAGAAGAAGCTTAAAAGTATACTCTTATCCTTAACGTGTAGAGCTTCTCTGTAGAGTTTATGGAAGGCTTCGTGATATAGAGTATAAGCTGTAGCCTTATTAGATAAAACTATCTTGCCTGTTTTACTATCATAATAACCTTGAACTTCACCATTTCTACCTCTAGCAACACCTTGCTGAATGATTTGCTTTTGTATATCCCAACCTAACTTAGATTTAACCCAATTAGATTCCTTCGCAAAATCAAACTCTTCACCTATTTTATATTTAGGGAAAGCTCTGTCATTTAATGTTGGAATAAAAGGGTTACCACCTTTAGGTTTATTATTACTATCTGTAGGAGGTGTTTTAGTTTCACCCGAAGCTTGCTCACCATTACCTGTCTTTTTACCAATGTTTAATGCTGCACCAACTAAAGTTGAAGCAGGCTTAGCTACACCTTCTTTATTACCACCTTCTGGAGTTAATGTAGAAGCACCTTGACCTTGAATAAATACTGTAGAAGTATCAGCCTTTGGAGTTGTAGTATTCTCTGGAGTTACAGGAGGTTTTGGAGTTGGATTTTCTGGTAGTACTTCTGTATCATCTGTTACAACTCCATTAGAAGTAACAGTATCAGGTCCAGGAGTAACACCTGTAGGATTAGTAGGAGGAGTAGGATTAGTAGTAGCAGAAGTAGGAGTAATACCTCCTAAGAAATCGTCAGTACCACCACTAGAAGAATCTGAAGGTTTAATACCATTAACAAAATCATTATAGTGAGGAATCTCTAGAAGCTTGTTATCATAATCAAAGAATAAGTTCCAATCTAATGCTGGTATATCATTACCCACATAAGTATGGCTTGTATCTACAACTCTAAGACCTAAGTAGTTTATATAATTAATGACCTTGTTGTCATCTTTAAACTTACTCTTGTCACTAATTAACTGTTTAACACTCTTGGTTACAAGAATAACAGCTTCCTTATGTACTTTATCCCATTCTTCTTGACTGCCAATGTGTGAAGCAATCTCTTCTGCTTCTGCTATTGATTTAGTATTTATGATATTATTAGCTGCTTGTGTATCACCAAAGTACCTAGCTCTTATATAAGATAAAGCTCTTCTAGGTTCTGTGAAACCGTGACCTAATACTTTGAAAGGCTCAGACCATTTATAATTCTCAGATAATATATGGTTATCACCTGTGAATACTACAGAATCTTCTGTTAAAGCCATATCTATATCAGCCTCAGAATTTCTAACGTGTACAAAAGCGTCTACAATTCGTGTGAAGTTAGCTACATCCTTATTATCGGCTATTCTACCAGATTGTCTAGCATTTCTAGCAGATTCACCACTAACAGTTTTACCTGTAGTAAAGAATACGCTACCTAATCTAGGGTCTGATATATTGGTTCTAGCTATACTTAAGAATTCTTGAGCATACTCACCACTATTATCATCCTTTAAGAAATCAGGCTGTGGATAAAATAGAGCTTTAGATAAACTATCAGTTAATTTCTCAACCCTTTCTTCAACCGTTCCTTCAGTTAATGGTATAGCAACTATATCAGAATAGAATTTCTTAGTAGTTTTACCTGTATCTATGTTAGGTTCGGCTCTAAGTTTTCTTCTACCTTCTGAATCTCTAGCAACAGTACCAACAAGAATTCTAGGACCTCTAGAATCATTCTTATATCTGATAAACAAATCTCTACCTAAGTCTACATATTTAGAGAGATGTTCATTTAGGTAAGCAAGTTCCTTTGGAATTTCACTCTCTTCAACCTTAGATGACCATACAGTTCTGTTATTAATATCAGCAATTTCAGCTAATATTTTTTGAACTTCTTTTACTATGTTCTTATCAGGATTTTCCTTTACGGCTTCACCTAATGTAGGCATAGAAACGAATGCTGGGTGATAGTCTCCGTGAATATCGGGTAGTAGTATCATAACACCACCATTAGAACTTGCAGCTGTATTAGGTCTAATTAATACTCTACCATCAACACTCTTTTCATTAGTTACTAATGAACCATTGGAGATTATACCAAGTCTAGCATTAGTGGTATCAAAAGTTATAGGAGCATAATCTTTAGTATACTTTATAATACCACCTGTAACAAGAGAGACATCAAAGAAGGGTTTTAAATCTTCTGCAACATCTTTCTTCTCAAGATATACTTCAGTATCACCCACTTCTCTATTAGCGAATTTCTCTAATACAGCTTCTCTGATAGCCTTATTAGCAGGTCTAGAATCATCATTAGTGAATAAGTCACCTATCTTCTGTAAAGAACCATCTGCAAGACGCTTATACATAAATACAGTAGGTTTCTGTAGATAGATGGAATCTTTATTTGTTATAGCTTCAGCCTTTTTCTTTTCAAATTCTTCTTCTATACCAAAAATAATTTCATCACCTACTTCAACACCGCCAGTATTTAGGAATTCAAAAGTGCCTGCATCTTTTAATGTAGTGTATGTAAGTTTAGCCATCTGATAAGCATCAGGGGCTATACCAGTTTTTTCCAAACCTTCAGTAGCTGGTACATAAGCTCCGTGCTTTTCATTATAAGCTGATTTATTATGCTCTGATGTTGCAGGAGTTATATTATGACTTTTAGCATCTACAGGTTCAAGCTCTGGTCTTTCCTCTTCCTCTATTTCCTCTATAGTAACTGGAGGAGTTGGACCTTCATCATCTGGGTCATCTATTTCAAATTCGCCTTCATCCGTAACAACTACAACCTTTTCAGGTTCTACTTTTCCTCCTTTAGTTTCCTTGTGATTCATTGGAGAAGCATCTTCAGGCTTAGGACCTTCATAATGTTTCTCTGCTTGAATCTGATTTTCTCTTAGATATGCTAATCTATTATCGTATGATTGTTTTATAGTATTGACTATATGAACTATTGCTCCAGCCAACCTATTTACATCCGAGGCATCAAGATTATATTTCTTCTGCATCTCAGATAAGAAGTCTGTTACATCATCGCTAATAATCTTACCTACATTGAAATCATTATACCTAGCAAGATATTCAGAGAAAGCACCAAACACATCAAAATCTCCTGCTTCATACATTTGCTTTTGAAGGTCTTGTCCCATAGCTTGGAATAGCTGTGATTCAGCATAAGAAGCCCAAATCTCAGGTTTGGTTTCTCTAAGAATCTTACTCATCTTCCCCCACTTATAAAGGTCTCTTTCTCTTTGATATTCTGAACTATAAGCACTAGAATTTAATCTGTCTATTAATTCCTTCATATCATTGAAGATACCATCATTATCCTTGCCTAATGTTTCAGCAATTTCCTTAGATACTTCAGCTCTAGCTTCTTGATTGTATTTCTTTAATGCTTCTTCAATGAAACCACCTCTTGGGTCTTCTTCCGTATTAATAACATTCTGCACAGAAAGGAATGCATTTAAAGCATCTCTACCTTCTCTTGCTTCCTGATTATTAGGGTCTACCTGTAATTGATTATTGAAGATAGATTGAAGTTTTGCAATAGTTTTAGAAGAAAGATTCTCAGGATTAACCTTAACTCCCTTTTCAAATACACTATCTAATTCATTGAGAGCTTGTCTTTGATTGTATAAATCTTTAATCTGCTTTTGAACTTCAAGGTCTTTCTTTTGGAATTCCTCTAAATCTTCTATTGTAGAATTTTCATTCTGAACTTGCTTTAATTCAGCTATCTTATCATCAATAGATTTGATAGTATCATTAACATTGAAAGCACTCTCAAGGTTATCTAAATGTTCCTTAGCCTTATTTGCAAAACTATCTCTTAAAGCATACATAAAGGTTAATGTGGATTTCTGTTCTTTTGTGAAATCATAACCTTCATATCTCTCATCAACAAGTTTCTTAGCTACATCAAATGAATCCCAAAGTCTATTTAACTTCTCTTGATTAGACTTCATTATCTCTCTAACCTTAGCTAAATCTTCTGGTGATTCATTTAATTTTCTACCATTTTCAGTGAAACCTCCAGTATAATATTCTCTGTTGTTTCTTGAGTCAAATTGCTTCTCAGAATTAGATTCAACTAAGCTGGATAAATGCTCATCAGTGAGGCTATCAATACTCTGATTTAATGCAGAGAAAGCTTCCTTAGTTTTACCTAACTGAACTGCAGCATTCATAAAGCTATAGAGAGATAACATATCAGCATCTTCTGATTCATTTATCTTACCTTGGCTTCTAAGATTTGCAGCTAAATTACCTAAACCTTCTGAAGCAAATAATTGTCTATAAGCTTCTTGGAATTTCTCTCTCTTTGCTGAATCTGTTATTTGAGTATACTCATCAACATAAGAGTTATAAGCATTATCTTCTCTGGTCATTCCCTTCCACTGTTCCCATAAGTTATGCTTGATTGGGAATCCCATCTTCTTACCTGTGTTTGGGTCTACCTTCCTATTCATATTAGGAGATATACCTATAGCAGTAGATAGAGCAGCTATAACACCTTGTTGTAAGGCTTCAGTAGAAATTAAACCTTTAGCTCCTGCAGCAAATGCGTCAGTAACACCTTGCCATTTCTCAACCTTATCGTAATCATACTGAGCTTTTATATATTGGTCAATAAGATTTTCTGTGTAAGCTTGAGAAGCCTGAGCAAGTGCTTCCTGTCCCATTTCCTGTAGTGCTTCATTGGCAGGAAATTTTAAGGTTTCAAATACTTTTCTACCTAAAGCTTTAGCACCAGTTCTCTTGGTTAGACCCTTGACAGACTCTGCTAGTTCTTTCTCAAGTGCTTCACCAGTTAAGTTTTTTGCAGTAGAAGTAAGCGTATTTTTTAATGTAGCATTGGCAACTTTACCTAAAGTTTTATCGCCAAATATCTTACTTGATATACCTCTAGTTAATGATTTACTGTAGCTACCTACATTAACAAGGAAGCTAGCCATTAAAGCATTAGCACCAGATAATAGCACAGCTTCGGTAGCAAATAAAGCACCAACACTTTCATCAGAGTATTTCTTATAAGCATCAGTAACCTTATTAATCAAATCATCCTTAGCTGCATCTATAGTAGCAGATTGTTGCTTGATGTTATCATCTTGGAATAGATGAGAAATAAGTTCCCTTTTAGCATCAGCCTTTCTTTCGTTAGGAGTTCTAGTATCATTAGGGTCTATCAGACCTGCAGCTCTAGCTTGTCTATCATACTCATCATATCTAGCATCAAAATCCTTTAGATATGGAGAAATCAAATCCTCTTTAGCCTGAATAGAATCTAGATAAGTTTGATAGTTTCTATCATCTCTCTGTCTATTAATTTCAGCTCTGTTAGAGTTTGCTTCCATTTGGGCTTCCTGAACACCTGAAAGAAGACCAGTTATAACAGGAGGAATACCAGCCATAGTTAAAGCTATAGTAGGAACAGTATGACCAAACTGTGCAACAGCTTCCATTACCGTACCTATATTCATAGGTATTATATCACCTCTGTCTTCCTTGGTTTTATAGATTCTTAAATCCTCATTTACACTTTCAACAGAATCATTAAGAACTTTCAAGAAAGCATTCTCTTCTGCAGTGAAGTTATTGAGTACACTCCAACCATCTCTCTTTTGAGTTTCACCTGTTAAAAAACCACCTGTTACATCCCAAGCTGTTTTACCTGCACCGTAGATTAAACCAACCATACCTGCAGTATCAAATAAAGCATTAGTGATTAAAGCTCCAGTACCTTTAGCTATAGTTTCAAAGATACCTTGCCTTTTAGCTTTAAAGTCCTCGACATCTATTAAGTCATCAGAACCATAATCTCTTACAGCTTCATTATAATCCTTTAAATCTAAACCCTTTGGGAAGGAAAAGTTAGCAGGAGGGGCTATATCATCCCTCCTGTACTTTTCTATAAACTCAGGCTGTGAAACAGTAAAATATTGATTTTCCCCAGTGTTTTGAGCTTTCTGTGTTATACTCTTTAAAGGTGTTAATCCTTTCTTAGCTGGGTCTGTTTTTAATTGAGCCATATAAAATTATCTTTGTGTGGTATCAATCAATGAACCATCCGCATTATATGTAATATTACCTACATTAGAAGCACCATATGCAGTACCTGCTATTTGTGAAGCACCTTGATTTAGAAGAGCTAACAACCTATTCACTGATGTTTCGTCCTTCTTTTTCTTTAATGCTTTTATTGTAGCTTCAAATTCCTTAATAGGAATATTCTCTACAACAGGTTCACCATTTTTATTTATATATCTAATGTCTATAGTTTTAGAATTTATCAGTGATTTTATTGGAACAGAATAAGAAACTTTTCTCTTACCTTCCCCATCAATCTTGTTAAACCCTTCGAATACTATCTTACCCTTTCCTATATCATATCTCATAGTAGGGTCTTCCAAATTCTTAAACCTATCCATAAATACTTCAGCATTCATACCATCAGGAGTATTACCCTTTAGTGCTTCATACTGAACATTATTTATAACATTCTTCACACCACCAGGTGTTATATTGATACCTGTGTTATTATTAATAGCTGTAGTATATTCCATCTTAATACTACCATCTATTGTTTGCTGTAGGTATTTATGTTCTTCCTTAGTTAGCTCTTGTCCTTTATCTAACTTAGCCATTAAGTCTTTCACCTTTTGATAGCCTACAGGATTTGAATTATAATAATTCATCATCATATTGTAGTATTTGCTACCCTGTTTAGGTAAGAAAGCATCTTTACTATAACCACTATCTACCTTAAATGAACCAAATAAACCAGTGTTGTTGTTAGGCTTTATATATCTAAAACCATTACGCATTTCCTCTGCTTCCTTTATTCTATCCTCATCTAACTCTCCAGTACTACCTTCATTCTTGATGTATCTAAATCCAGCTTCCGCACCAGCATCTGCTTGCTGTTGTTGTGTCATAGCTGCTCTCATAGCCATCATTTCTTTTTCCTTCTCTCCATTATCTACAAGTTGATGTTGTGTAGGTCCTGTGAGATAAGGCATAGCAGACTTAAATGCACTATATAATCTATTCTTACCATTTGCATCAAGTTTATCAGCATAACCATAAGTAGCAAGCTGGTCTTCAAACATAGCATTAAGGAACTCTTGAGCAAATTGACCACCCTTACTCTTAGTAATAAAGTCTATTACTTGGTCTGGAGTCATACCAGCTGTTTGAGAGAATAGGTCATAATACTTAGAGAACTTCTTTAGTGAAGGAGTATTGAATTCACCTCTAGCTAAAGCTTGGAAATTCTTAGCTGCTTCTTGATAGAATTGGTCTGCAGAAATATAAGAGTCTGTACCTAATGTAGGGTCATCTAAGAAATCATCAAATTCCTTTCTACCAAATACCCCAATCATCTTTGGGTCTTTATTCTTAACTAATACATCATTCTCTTGTCTTAGTTTGTATCTTTTTAAAGCATCATCTAAAGGAGTAAAAGTTTTACTGAAACCTATTCTTAAATCTCTAAGACTATTAACCATCTCAGGACTGAAATTCCCTTTATTATCTAGTACACCTCTATCAGTTAGTTTGGTAGCTATATCTTGAACCTGTTGCATATAAGGTTCATACATCTCTTTATAAGCCCTTGATTCCTTTGGTAGGAAGCTTTCCATTACCGCCATTTTAGAAGCCATCTCTGCATTTGCAGCCATAAGCGCATCGTGCTTATTCTGCAAATACATCAATGGTTTCATCATTTCATCAAATGTGTATGGGGTAAATCGGGCAGTAGTTACTACACCATTTGCCATATACTATTTATTTTTATTGTATTTAATCCTATTATTCTCAATTTGATATTGAGTAAGAACATTAGCAAATCTTCTATCTTGCTCTTCTCTACCTAAGCTAGCCATAGTATCAACAAACATATTTCTATTAATACTTCTATTCTGAGCATTAATAGCCTTTTCTTGTTCACGCATAGCTGCAGCTCTTTCAATACCAGACATTCTAGCAGAGTTAATAGAGTGATTGATTTGATAGTTATTGTTAATCTGCTGAGCATTAAACATATCTTTCTGTCTATCAAAGTCTGCAATCTGTCTTCTCTGTTGATAATTATAGTCGTGAGCCTTAATCATCTCATTTCCTATATTACCCATTAGGTTGTTATCAGAAGCAAGTAAACCAGCTGTAGCAGTAGCTCTATTACCACCAGAGTTATTTATAATAGCTAATCTATTTGCAGCACCTTGAGACTGTAGTCTATTGATAGCATAATCAGTATCAAACGGCTTATATTCAAGGTTACCAGATATTAACTCAGGAGCAACATTTCTGAATGTTCTTCTATACTCATTTTCTAAATTATTAGCTGTAGTAAAGTCATCATAATTTGTTGCACCAATTAAGTCAGTGAAAGCATTTATACCAGCATTTACTACAGGAGCATAACGAAGATTTGCTGCATCAAAGTTACTCAATTTATCCCATATATTCGAGAATACACCACCTTTATTATCACTACCTAAATTTGGATTTAAGCTTGATGTTTGTAGTGTAGAACTTTGAATACCTGCACTAGGAATTTGTAGCTCATTATTTGGAATATCATATGGAGTAAGAGCTAAATCTCTTGCTTCTCTAATTTGACCAGCATCCCATAAAGGTCTTGCATATTCAGGCTCAGTTTTCACAAGAGCTTTAGGAATAGAAGTACCTCTAGTTCTAGAGGCTCTTGTGGAAGATTTTGTAGCATCTTTACCGTAATACTTGTAGTAATCTTCTGGATTTAGTATATATGTATGTGGAGCCTCTTTAGTTGTTTCTGCAGTATCTGGTAGAGGAGTATTATTTTCTTTTATAGGTTTACCGTCATAAACACCTTTCAATCTCTTATAAGCTTCGGGATAATCTTTAGCAAATTGGTCTCCTACAGTTCCTTTACCAAAAGGAACATCAGCCCAGAATTTACTTCTAAACTTGTTATCAAGATTAAACTTCTTTGCAAATTCATCTAATGTTAAACCTTCTGGTAAGTCTACACCTCTATAAGTACCATCTTCATCATACCATTTATAGATTTTAGTTTTACCGTCTTTGTGGAATGAAGGGTCTTCTTTATATCTTCTGTATACTTCTTCTATTGGTACACCTCCTAGTTTATCATAGTAACCGCCTTTTGTACCAAATCCGTATCCGTGTGGGAAAGGGTTAGGATTAAAACCGCTTATCTTTCTACCAGCTTTAACTACGTCATCTTTAGAATAACCAGCCATTTCAGCGAAATCTTCTAAAGATAAGTTTCTATCTTTTATGAGAGTTTTATTACCTAAACCATCAAACTCCATAAAAGAATTACGATACTCATTCTTACCACTGTTTGTTTTAACAGTTTCTCTATATAGTCTATAGGCTTCATCAAGAGGTAGATTAGAAAGATTTTTCCAACCTCTACTTCCGTTTGTTATCTTGTAACCTTTAATAGGTTTTAGTCTACCACCTTCGGCAAATAATTCTTCACCACCTTCTGGGATTAATTCCATATTCTTACCTTGTTCTGGTACTAAGCCTAAAGATTGAGATGCCTGTGCTATGATATTCTCCTTTGCTTTTTCTCTTAATCTCTTGGTACTTTCTTGAGCTTGCTTTAACTTCTTAATGTTTTGGTCGTAGTACTTTTTCGTTATCTCATCATTAGGTCTCTTATCTAATTTCTTCTTTAAATCTTTAGCAATATCTGCATAAGATAATTCACCTTTCTGTGGAAGACCGAGTACTTTTAATATAGCGGTATCAGGTTTAATTCTATTGGAGAATACATAATCCCCAACCTTAACCTCACCTTCCTCAGCTTTCATTGGTTCTTGTGTTTCTGGGTTTACACCAAATTGAACACCATTATTAGGATTCTCCTCGTGTGAGCCACCAGCATTGAATTCAGTATAACCTCCTTCAGCAAATTCTACATTCATATTATGTAAATCTGTAATCTTATTCAGCTTATCCCATTCTATTAAAGGTCTAACAGCTTCAGCTTTTCTTGCAGCTTGTTCTTCTGCAACTTGTTGTTGTATAGCAAATGGGTTACCATTTTCAATAAGGTTATATTTAGCTGCATCCATACCAAAGTCTCTATATGGAGTACCATTCTGTTGCATAACCTTTCCTGTGTATGGATTCTTGTATTCTCCAAACTTAATCATATTACCAAGAGAATTCCAAGCTTTCCTAATACCAGCTCCTGTCTTAGGGTCTTTTACACCTAGTGAATAATTATACATAGCTTCAGCTAAAGCATTTGTATCACCTGTCTGCAGGGCTGAGTGTAGATTCTTAAACTTCTTTACATTACCAAAACCTACAGCATAATCTAAAGCCATTAAAGCATCCTGTTGATGTTGAGGTAGCTTATGGAAATTAGGTAGAGAAGAAACTTCCTTGATTCTCTTAGCTAGTTCTTTCTCTAATTGTTTATCAGCTTCCTCTTTGGACATTTGCTTACCAGAGTTAAGGTAATAGTTTATCAAGTCCTTATCAGTAAAACCATAACCAATAGTAGCAATAGAGTTACTAGCTACCTTATTATTAGGATCCCATCTTCTCTTAGCTCCGCCTCTATCATCATAGACATAAGGTACAAAAGCCTCCTTAGATTTAATGTATTCTCGTAAAGATACAGAAGGAGTATACCCCCCATCAGCATAGAAAGAGGAAGCTAACCTATTATCATTAGCCGTATCAATATTCTCCACACTATTAATAAAGTTGTCTTGTACTGCTTTATTGGCTTTGGCTATTTGGTCATTCATAGCATTGAGTTTCTTCTTTGCTTTTTTAGCACCAAATATGCCACCAATAACACCACCAAGTAAACCTATCCCAGCACCAATACCAGCTCCTAAAGGACCGAATGCAGCACCACCGCTAGCACCAGCTAATGCTCCTTGTGCTGCACCTTTAAACATAGAACCACCATCCTTAATATCAGACATTGAAGCATAGTTTAAAGGATTATCAGCTGTCCAAGAATGAAGTAAAGTGTTATAATCATTATAGTCTACAATACCTGCAGTTCTGTTATCAATGCTAGACTGCAGGGACGAAGTGTCCTTCAATCCCTGAGCCACATTGAATCCATTTATAACACCACCTACACCATTAATAACAGAGCTAGCACCGTGTAATACATTACCAACAGCTGCAGACTGAGCTTGAGCTTTAGTCATAGAATCACCTATATTGGTAGTTATTGTATTTTTGGTTAATCCAGGACTAGGTAATTCTGTTGGCAGATTATATAAACCAGTCGGTTTAGGTATATCAAATAGACCATATCCTCCATTGTTGATATAATCTATATATGGATTTTTCTTTGCCATTATTCAAAGTATTTAATCTTAAAACTCTTAATCAAGTTATTTGTCTTCTTATCACATAAACCTTTAAGCTTTACTTTAACCCAAGGGCTTCTGATTCTATCTATTTTATTCTTTCTATCTCTAGGTAATAAAGTGTTGTAAAACCTAAACTTCTTAATAGTAGCATTTGGTTTATATGAACTTCTCATTCCTTCTATACTACCATACTGATAATTGTTATATATCTCAAGAGAATCAAAAGGTATTAAATCCTTTTCTTCTGTATCTTCATCAAATACAAACTCAGCATTAGTAAATATTCTATCTACAGGATTTAAACTTGGGTTTACTTTGTATTCAATTTCCCAAGGTAAAACATTATCAAATCTTGTAGGATTAATAGAGTTAGGAATTACCACAACATCTCTATTAAAATACGAATAAATAAACGAATTTGTAGTATATGTGAAATACGAATAAGGGTAAGTATAGAATGACTCAAAAGTGCTTAACCCTTCATTATACACCAACTGTCCACTACCACTATTAAAGAATACTCTGTGGTCAATAGAATACATACTACTAAAACCTCTAGAACTACTGAAGAAAGGAATAAGTGCAGAAGACATACCATTAATAATACCTAATGGTTGTAAGCCTTGGCTGTACTGATATAACTCTCTTTGTTCATTGGAATAGAAGTATAGATAATCTAGTGATTTAATTATAGAACCTCTTAGACTACTACCAATAGAATCTGAAATATACTTATACCCATCTACCTTATAACCATTGGTTATCTCAATAGGAACACCATCAGAAACAGGTATCTGAACTCTAGAGTTAAATGGTATTACACCAAATCCTCTTTCTTGTATAAATAGTACGTTATCTCTGAATGTAATTAGTTTAGTTAAATCCCCGTGAGACCCATCTAAATCAATAGTAGAAGCAAGAGAATAGTGAGTAAAGGTATCTATAGGTTCACCATTAGATTTAGCCTTAGACCACGTTACTTGATTTTGGAAGTTATTTTGTAGTTTCCAATCTTCAAGTTTACGATAGATTAAGAAATTATCTTTCTGAGAATATACATCATTGAATTTATTGAAGTTTGTTTCATTGATATTCTGGAATCTGTATATATCTAAATTCTTATCATATCTACCATAAACATTTACTCTTGTTTCTAGTGCTACAGATAATGCTTCAGTTACCTGATTATAGTCTGTATCTTTATAAGGAATTGTCTTTAAACAATCATATACTTGGAAATAAGTATCACCACCATATAATGGGATTTCCAATGAACCACTATCATCTAATAAGTAAGCATCTGAAGCTACAGTCCAAGATAGGTCATTATATTGGTGAGTCTTATTTTTATTTATAATATCGGCTAGGAATAATACAGTTTCATTTGAATTGATACCTGCTATATGATAGTTAGCATCTTTACTTGTAACTATTGTATCTGCAGGTATTGTTGCTTCTGCATTATATTTCTCAACTAGATACTTATTAACATATCCTATTAAACTTCTTTTGTCAAACCAAGACATACTTGGAATAACAACTATCTTCTCTGAGCTGGTATTCTCTCCTTCTATAGCTAATGCGTATGTAAGAGGGTTGGCTTCAGAATCAAAGACGTTATTTACTAGAGGTTTTTCTAATCTCTGTAGTTTATTCATCGCATCTTTAACAGCATTCATTATGTGCTGTTTGAGAAACTTATTTGTATATCTGTCTACAGAGTTTAGATAGATGTCTAATACCATTGGTACTTTGATATTAGTACCAGCAAATGTGAATGAGTATGGAATATCATCATATCTGTTGAATACATTCCTTTCCATAAACTTATTAAATAGCTCTCCCATACCATCTGTATCAATATGGATTTTCTGGTCTGAGTATTTAATTCTATTACTTGGGTCTGTATGAGCATAACCAAGAATATTCGTATTAGAAAGAGAATCTATCTGGGCTACCATATGAGGTAGTGATTTGTAAGTTACTGGAACACCTTTAGTGTTGTAGTACTCTTTTCCTTCTCTTCGATACACAGGTAGTGTATGAATATCTCCTCTAGTTATAGCTTCATCAAATCTAGTCTTAGGTACATAGTAGTTACCAACAAAGACATAATCCTTTATATCATTTGTTACTACTGTATTTACAGTGCCTTGATAGAACTTATCACCTATCTTGTAGAGTTTTTCATCAACAGATTCAGTCTTAATTAAATCAGTTAAGGTACCTGATATATCAACATCATAGGTAGTTTTGCTTCTCTTATAGTTGTATAAGGTTTTAGTCTTTAGTAGATTCTTATCAAACTTCTTGCTATAACCTTCAATATTACCAACTCTATTAAATGCAGAACCTATGGAATATAATGGATTGTATTCTACTGTAAGACCTGTAGGGAATGAACTTAAAGCATAAGGATAACCTATAGTAAAATCACCCTTAGTAGTTTCAAACATATCTATATCAGTTAATCTGGTATCATAACCAAAGTAACCTTCATTGATTCTACATAGACCTACAAGCTCAATACCTTTAGCATTATCTGTAGTTACTATTTCTTCAATCTCAGGAGTATTTATTGTAACTATAGACCTATCAATACCGAATAGATGAGTTAAATTAGAACCTCTGAAATCCTCATAGTTAGATAAATCTATGTTTGGATTATCAATGAATAATTCTAATTCAGGAGTTAGGAAACTCTTTTTATCTTGAGTCCACATACCAACAGGTCTGCCGTGTTCAAAAGGAATACCTTTATCACCTGTAAACTCTGGTCTAAAGAACCAAGAAGCTTGTACATAAGGAGAGTTAGTTAATCTATCTCTTAAGTTAAACACAGTAGGATTTAAAACACCTTGAGTAATAACCCTTCTTTCACTACCTTCAGGATAATGAATAAGTACTCTAGCTGCTTTTATATTCTCATCCTTGTTAGTATCAAATTGTAGAGAATAAACTTGAACATCAACATTACCATCTTTTACTACAGGTTTTACATTAGGTCTGATTGTAGTAATATCAGAATAACCTATAGGTTTACCCCAAGCATTTAACCATTGAATTACCACTGGGTATTCTTCATTATTCTTTAGGAATGTAATCTCTCTTTGCGATAAGTCTAACTGTTCTCTTCTAGAAATAGGTATGGTAACCTTTGAATGTTTATTTACAGTTATCTTGGTTTTATCATCCTTGATGGTAGGTAATTGATAGTTACCTAAGAACATTGTATTATCCTTTACAGTAACAGTTTTAGGTATGAAGAACTCAGCACCTAGATATAAAAGAATATCAGGGTCTATAGCTGCTACACCTCTGTTATTATCTGTATATTCCACTCTACCATTAACTACTTCAAGGTCTTCTACTATGTAAGCACTTGGGGTAGTATCTTTAGAAGTTCTATGTAAAGAGTATATTCTTACATTATCATACTCTAAATTAGTAAGAGTTATATCGAATACATTAGTACAAGTCTCTTCTGGGGAACCTGCTCTCTTATCTACAGGAGTAGAATAATAAATAGAAGAACTTTTGAATATGGATGATTCTTTACCAAACTTATCGAAGTAAGTGAAGAAGTATTGCACTGTACCTGAATGGAAGGAACCGTCTGCAAATCTCTTATCTATTGTTAGTTTTTCTTTGTAATGTAGAGTATAGTTAATGTCAAATATAGTATCGTCCTTACTTAGATAATCTTTATCCCAATCTACTTGTATAACTCTTAATGGATTCCTACCATCCACCCAGTAAACTTTAGAAAGAGAATCAGCTTCTTTATAATAAACCCCCTCAATATAACCATCCCTAAAGAAATTAAGGTGACCTTCAAATACAAGCTTTACTTCTCTTTTTCTTACTAAGTATATCCTATCTTTTATATCTGTAGTAAACAGTAACCCCATATCCTCAAAAGGGATTAACCCAATGATAGCTCCCTGAATTTGTGTTTCAGAAATATCATAAGTTAATCCTACATCTGTTACCAACATATTATTGGTAGCACTTTGAGTTATCTGTACATTAGTATTTCGGAATGAAAACTCAGACTCAGATTTTGATATATCTAAGTCTGGTTTCATACCTTTAATATTAAATGCTATTTCCTTTGGCTTCATTCTAAATTAACCTTTTTAAAGTTGTTGGAATGATGATAGTCTGAGTACCCATGAATAATCCTACGAATAGTCTCCATTTGGTCAATGGTAGGTACTTTCTTCCTAGTAGTGTAATTCTTAACAGCCCAGCAATATTCCTGTTGAGCATTCTGTAGTATTGAAGGGTGAAGTTTACCTAAATCAAATAACACTGTTAAAGCTTGTTGTTTAACATAGGTTTCAAGTACTCTCAAGAACGCAGGGTCATCTGAAATCTTAGGGTAACCATCTTCATCTACAGGAATAGTAGTATAAAGTACTTCTACATCATTATTCTCTGTACCTAAAATAAGTACATTGTTTTGTACTTTATATGTTAGGGAATTTCTATCATCATTGTATCTATTTGCTGAAGAAATATAAGCTCTTTTACTCCTAGCATCTCTTACAGCCTGAACACTAACTGTATTCTCAGGTAATAATACTCTGTAATCTTTAGCTTCAAATACACCACAATTCTCCTCATATAATTCTGGTGTACCTACAACTCCCATACACTCTACCACATAATCTAAAATGTATTCCTCATTTAAATCTGATAATAGTGGGTGTCGTAGTATTTTATCTATTAATGTTTTTACGGGTACTAACATATTCTAATGCATCAAATGTATCATCCGTAGTAGCTAACTCATATATTCGTTTATTAACTGAAGTAGTAAACCTAAACCTCCATTTATTCTTAACGTGATAGCTACTAGTTTTTTTGATTAATAATATCTTGAAAACAGTCTTATATTCTGAATAGACTTTAACACCTAACCTTCTAGTTTCCTTCCAATTTATAGGAGGTAAACCAACAAGCTTATCTCCAATAAACCTAGGCTTCATTGTTTTCTTTCTCAAGGCTAATGTACCTATTTGGTAAGGTAATCTAACATCTTCTCCACCCAGAACTCTATCGGTAATAGCTTTATTTCTTTCTCTAACGATTCGGTGTATATCAGATTCGGAGATAAAGATACCTTCATCTTGTAACATCTGCCTAAGTCTCTTTCTATACAGAGCTTTTAATGTTAGGGAGTTGTTAATCCTTATCGTCATTAGACCTTCTGTTATTTCTTAGAGACCTTGCTATAGCTTGAGCTAAAGAGTAAATATCAGGTAAATCATCTCTACCATTATTAATACCATCCATAGGTCTATAAGCGGCTTGCATTATATCATTTAATACAGCTTGAATTAAACTAACTATTAAACCTTGTTCTATGATAAATGGTGAATCCATTGGGTCTTGGTAGCATTGATTTCCATTATCTGAATTATTAATACAATTCATTTCAGCAGGAATCTCATCAACAAAAACACCTGATAATTCTATTCTTTTTAAGTATTGTAATTGACTGTTTTTAGACTTAATGTAAAGTTCTCTATTTGGCATTATTGTAAAGTACTTCATTCTTTTACCAAACTTGCCTGAACCTGCATATTTAAACCTAGTATTTTCTATTCTTTCTAGTCTATCCATACCAGCATAAGCTGTGATATTACCTAGATAGTTAGGTATAGTTCTAGTACTTTTTAAAACAACTTCATCACAATCACTTTCTTTTGTTAAATCAATACAGATAGTTTGGAAGTTTGCTGGGTCTATTTTTGATAGGTCTTTGGCATACTTTTGACTTAGGAGGTAACCCTTGTATTTATTTAGTAGAAAGCTTATATGATTTTCGTTAAGTGAGAAGTCATCAGAAGTACCCTTAACTAGGTCTAAAATCAAATATATAATTTCTCTATAAGTAGTCATAATTATAAAATTAAAATCCTATATACAAAAGTAATGTTTTTTTACTTCGTATACAGGATTTTAAGTTTGAACTAATCTAACGCAACTCGCACGTTTTTAGCGTGGTCTACTCGTATTACACCATCTTCAGAAGACCTAGCTTTTAGTCTAGATTCCATTGGATTATCATTGATAAATTGTCTGTAAGATGGGTAAGGAATTAAGCAATCTCCAAAGATGTTTTCTAAGTATTTGAATATAGCTTTATAGTCCTCCTCATTCATAAAAATACTACAAAGCATTTCCTGAATATGAGTAAGAATTAACATCTTCCTTTGTGTTTGTAATGAGGTGCTTCCAGTAGAATAAAGTTGCTTGAAGTAATTATCTATTACATCTAAAACAAAGTTATTATCCATGGCAACCACATTTCTTTTTAAAGTTTACACTACCTTTCTTATCTCTAAGTAAATCAAAATACTCTTCAGCTTTAGCCGTATTACCACATTGTAATGCCAGGTCTAAAGCTTTCTTTTTTAGTATGAAATCAACAAACCCCATATTAATGTCTTTACTATCTTTAATATAGTTCATTGATTTATCATACAAATCTTTGACATAATAAGTATAAGCTGTATCTATTTTATTATCCATATTACAAGGAGTGCTTGGGTCTGGAATACCATCAACCTCTACCTCAATTATAAATAGATAATCATATAGATTGGGAATACCTAAATCTTTGTCCTTTAATTCTAGCCTGACTCTTTTCCTTTTTAAAGTAGTCACATCATTCTTATCAACCACTTCATCTTTCTTAGGTACTACTCCGTGGAAAGCCTTGCAAAAAGAATCTAAAACTTCAGGAACTTTAGTTACGTTGTACTCATACTTATATTCACCCTTTATATCAGATACCCTTATGCTCTTTATAAACATATCCCTATAATAGCAAATATCTTCAATGGAAGTATCTATTATAAGCTTCTCTGGTTTAACCAGCAATTCATTAAAAACAACCATAACCTATAAATTAAAAATAGGGAGAAGAACAATTAAGTCTTCCCCCTATTATATTATTGAAACTTATCTTAGCATTCCTCAAGAGAAGGACCCTTCTTAGGAGCGGTAGGACTAACAATAGTAGTTTCCTTAGCACCCTTAAGCTTTTCTAGTAGTGTTTCAAGCTCTGCCTTCTTACCTGCAATAGTAATATCCTTTTCAGACTTGTAAGAAGTATTACCACTGTCAATGTGAGAGTAGTGAATATCAAGAACATCATATTCCTGAGTTTCATCAGCAACACCTAGAGAAGCACCGATATAGGTAGAGCAAGAAGGATAAAGGTTGCCTCTAACACCAAGATAGAAGTATTCATCATCCTTAACTAGAATACCATCACCTACATAGTTTTCAGCTTGAGTATAGTCGAAAGGAGCATTAACTATAGTAGCACCTGTACCTTCCTTAACGAAAGAATCGACATTTAACATTATTCTACGAACTCTGTTAAATTCATTCCAAGGTTCTGGCTTATTTTCCTTTACAACTATTGCCTTTGGTCTAAGATTAGAAACAGTTTCTAATGTATCAGTAGGCTTTACTAGAGTTAGGGTACCTAAAGTCTTAGGGTCTTCAGAATCAGAAACAAAGATTTCAACAGAATTGAAAAGAGTCTTTTCAGCACCCTTAGCAAGATGAATAGCTACACCAGCTATCCACTCTATATTAGAGCTACCTGCGCCATCATCTTCATAATGAGCTATAACCTGTAGGGGGTCAGATTCATTAAGATTCTTTATACCAGAAACCTTAACATTAACACTAAACTTCTGCTTGTGACCAGCATCTGGGAAAATAATCTTTTTACCAGCAAGCTTTATTCTAAGGTCTTCCTTCTTAGATAGATTGATATACTCAATATTGCTAATAGGAATAAGGTCTGAACGAGTTACCCCACCGTGACCTCTATATTCGAAGTAGAGGTGATTCTTGGAGTCGTTTACGAAAGCCTTCATCTCACCTAAGTCACCCTTAGTATCTAGGTGCTTATCGGCAGTGAAGCCATCAGCTATTTCAAATTTGTTAGCCACATAGTAGTGTCTAACTTGTCTTGAAGTTTGTCCCATATTATTGTATTATATTTTTTAATTTAACCACACTTGTTTTGCTAGAATTACTGCTCTACTTAGTATATTTCTGTGTAACGATTCGTGTAATTCACATTCTTGAGGTGCACTATAACCTACCACAGGAAGTTCAGAGTCTTCTAATACAATAGGTCTAGGACATCTAATATACCTTATAAAGTATTTATCTGAAGTATTTATGTTCTTATCTGTTATAACCTCAATTAAATTATGACCTACATTTAATCTCAAGGCTTGTTTAGAAGGACCCGAGAAAGGATTCCTTAATAGCTTTAAGATTTTATCGTGAGTAGTAGGTAATACTTGAATTATTAAATCTGGGCAACCATCTACCTTTTTAAGTATATGTTCGTACAGAATATGTAATAAGTTTTCAGGCAGTTCGTATAGAATAGACGATGAACTAATAGTAGGAATACTAGATGAAGATTTGATTAAATACTTTTCAGCAGTAAGCTTAGATAGCTGTTCTTTCAGTAACTCAGTATCTTCTACTCCTTCAATTTTATTGCCTTGAACTATATCCAGTATTAAAGCTTCCTGAGCCTGAGTAAGAAAAACACTCTTTTCATACTCAGTAACTCCAGGAGCTTCATTGCTATTAATGTTATTATACAGAATATCGAACTCTCTACTAAAATCTATTAGATTCATTAATTCTGTCTATTTCTGCTTCTAACTTAAACTTGAGTTCACTATTCTCTGGCTTAGATAAGAAAATAGCAGCGTTTGTAATATCAGGGTCTTGTCCCTTGGGTGCTAGAGGTGTTCCATCAGACTTAAGGTAATAGAAACCACCTCTGTTGCTAAGAAGTTTAGCTTCGTGAGCCTTTCTTACAAGTACCTTATATATTAGGTATTCATCTTCTGCAACATCAATGAATCGTTTAGCATCCTTCTGAATAAGTTCATTGAGACGAGATTGGATAAACTCAATAGTAGTGTTACTATCAATGTTAGCAGTAGTAAGTATAGAAAGAATAGTCTTAAGTACTTCCTTGTTATCAAAGTTCTTATCAAGTAATCTGTAAGCCTTAGTAACAAGTGAAATCTTTCTAGCTTCTACCTTTGTTGCTTCCTGTTCGTCTTCAATTATGAATTCATATTCAGATTTAGGGTTTCTTTCGAATTCAGCTCTAGAAGGACAAACCTTACTCTTATTGGCTAAGAGAACCTTGTACTTAATATAGTCCTCTGGATTATCGAGCTTCAACCTAATACCTTCTGTGGTAAGCACGATTTTATAATTGTCCCAATAATTGTTTTCCTTCTTGAATACCGAAAGAGCATTGTTAGGAAGACCCATTATATATTCAAGGTAATCCTTTTCATCCTTGGTTAATACATTCACATAATGACCATTCTTTAGGAGTGGTACACAGAGATGAATATAAGCATTTGCAGACTTACCACCATATAGAATGTGATTCTTATTTTTTACTAGTGGTGTTTCTCTCTTTATAAATGAAACCTTTATAGTCTGATTACTAAGACAGTTCTTGAGTTTAGGTCTAGTGTCACCATAAATTGCCTGTCTATTCTCTATGTACATTTCGTTAGTATCCTCATCAATTACGGGTACTACATCCTCCATTATATCATTATCAAGTGAATCCACTTGTGCCATTTTCTTTGCCATAGTTCTTCTCAATTTTTATATATTATTATTCTAAAATAGATGGGATAAATGATACAGCTCTAGTTGGGTCATAAACAATAACACCAACATCTGCCATTCTGTGGATAGAAGCCGAGTCTTCATCGTGAGCAGACTGGATATAACCATTAACAGAATTGAACGAAGCTGTAACAGCAGCCCAAGGATTTCTAACACCGATAACTAAAGAACGAACTTCATCCTGTCCTTCAACTACAACCTTGTTAATGTTAGAATCTTCGTGCGAACCTAAATCGAAAATATCATAACGATAAGAGAAAGCATAACCACCATTGGGGTGAGTAATCTTATTTCTCTTGTCATCGTCATACATCTTGTCTACTTCAACCTTAAGTACGATACCGTTAGGCGCACGGAATTCAGTGAATTGGAAACCAGCAGCTAAGCTGTTCATATGCATCTTAGACTGAACCTTAGAGATAACTGCAGGGTTGTTGTTAGTTAGAACAGTCCAACCAGAAGTAGTATCAAGCACAGCCTTGTGGAATTGAAGCGCACCAAATTCACCAGTCTTCATAACGAAGATTCTGTTATTAAGCTCCTTCTTATTTAGAGAAAGAGAAATAAGAGCTTCTTCTAACATCTCAAGAGAGAACTTGGAGTAGTAAACAGTGTTACCATAAGAAAGCTGTTCGAATAGACCAGCACCTACCTTGATAGGATTACCAGACTTACCGAAGTCAGTATATTCACCATTTGCATTTCTGTTAGAAGTAGAGAATGCCATAGCGTTGTTCTTATATTCCTTGAACTTACGCTCTACTGCCCATTCTTCACGGTCCATCCACATATTGAATCTCTTGTTACCATTTGCAGGAGTAGAGATAACATAAGGAGTAGGCATCTTAACATTCTTCTTGTTACCAGCAACCTTGTGGTAAATTCTAACAGTAGTGAATTCGTTTCTCATCGAGATAGGAGTAGAATGAGAAACACCACCAACCTTACGAGAAAGTTCTCTTTCAACAGGAGCATAAGCATACGAGAACTTTTCACCAGCTAGAAGACGTTCTGCAGGAATACCATCGTTACGACCGTTCATAAGAGTTACCTTATAAACAGCAAGGGAACCTTCAAAACGAGGGTCAGCAAGAACACGCATTGGATAGGTTTCGTTTAGGTTACCCCAAAGTACTTCACCATCGTGGAACATATCTTCTTCAAATACTAGGTAGAAAGGTGCGCCATTACGACCTACATTACCATAAGTAGAGTCAATCACACTACCATCTTCATCTCTAGCTTCACGGAGAGGAATGTTACGTCTTTCTTCACCTTCTAAATCCCAAGTGTATTCATCTTCTGAGGGGATTTGTTTTACAGGGAAAGCGTTAAGGAAGTCCTCGAGAGTGCTACCATAACGACTGATTAAGGCTTCATTGATACGAAGACCAAGCTTAGCAGGAGTCTTGATACCAGCAGAAGTTAAATGTCTGTCAGTAGTTAAGCCAGACCAGGACTTCATTGCGCCTACAAAATAAGCATTTCTGTTTGTATTCATATTATAAAGTTATTTTTGTTGATTTACCTTTATTATTCTTTCCAACATATTGTAGACCACCTCTAGAGCTGGGAGAAATCTTTCCTTCTAGTTCAGCTAGTTTTGACTTAACCTGCTTGTTGGCGGCACCTTTAAATAATTTATCGAAATCTTTAAAACCATTGGTTAGGGTAAACGCAACACTTATACCTCTAAGGTAACGAGCTTCATCTTCTCTTTGAGCTTTCTGTAGAGCAGTTTCAAATTCTCCTGTTTCAGGGTTGCGGTATCTTGCATTAGTAGCATCTATGAAAGCTTGCTTTCCTATCTTTTCAGAAACACCAATCTTTTCATAGAAATCTTTTTCTTCAAATACCTTTTGAATATTCTCAGCTCTTTCCTTTGTTTTACGGTCTTCTTCTTCCTTGAGTTTCTTTGCATTTTCTAGCTCATCCTTGAAAGCCTTATCATAGAATTCCAAGCTATCATTGTAAGCCTCAATAGCATCCTCAATATCATCACCCCTTTCAAAGGAACGTTCAACCTCCTTCAGTGCGCGTTCGTGGGATTTACCCATACGAATATATTGGTTGTAGATAAGACGCTTTCTTATGTCTTCATTTTCCTCAGCCTTTAAATCATCTTCAGATAAAGATTCTAGGTATTGAATTGTTCTTTCATATGAAGCAATCTTTGAAGGTTCCACATTATAATTTAATGCTTCAAGAACTCTCTTTTGTTGCTCATCTAAAAGTGAATCAACCTGCTTCTTAAAGAGACTCTTTAAATCATCAGGATTATCTACTTCCTTAATATCATCTTCAGTTAAAGAAGATAAAACTCCGTCCTCTAACAAAGCGTTGGCAATGGAAGAGTAAAATTGAGAAGAACCTTCTTCGTCAGATTCGGGAGTTTCTTCTTCTGTATTTTGTTCTTCTTCATTATCACCTACGCTCTCTTGAGGTTCATTATCCTCATCGGTTTCTTCTAAAGAATCTAATTCGTCTATTTCAGAATCATCTTCTGATTCTTCTGGGTTTTCACCACCATTGTCGTCTATATCATCTAGCTCTATTTCGCCAGAATCAGGACCTTCTAAATTGTCCAGACTTTCAATCTCTTCTAATTCAAAATTAATATCCATTTTTTCTTCTCATTTAATTAATAAATTAATACT